TCTCTTCTTCTACTTTGGGGTCCTGAGTCTCAGGGAGATTTCGTCCGCTGGGTCCAACTTGGGGGACTCTGGCCTTTCGTGGCACTCCACGGGGCTTTCGCTTTAATCGGTTTCATGCTTCGGCAGTTTGAAATCTCACGTCTCATCGGTATTCGTCCTTACAATGCTATTGCTTTCTCGGGTCCTATCGCTGTCTTTACTTCTGTTTTCCTCATCTATCCTTTGGGGCAAAGCAGTTGGTTCTTTGCTCCATCCTTCGGTGTCGCAGCAATCTTCCGATTCCTACTATTCCTACAAGGATTTCATAACTGGACCTTGAACCCATTTCATATGATGGGCGTAGCAGGTATTCTTGGCGGGGCGTTGCTTTCTGCCATTCATGGTGTTACAGTAGAGAATACTTTGTATCAAGATGGTGAACAAGCAAACACGTTTAAGGCGTTTGATTCAACGCAAGAAGAAGAAACTTATTCAATGGTTACAGCGAACCGTTATTGGTCGCAGATTTTCGGGATCGCGTTTAGCAACAAAAGGTGGCTTCATTTCTTTATGTTGTTTGTTCCTGTTATGGGTCTCTGGACTTCATCCATTGGCATTATTGGTCTTGCCCTCAATCTGCGTGCTTACGATTTTGTTTCTCAAGAACTGAGAGCAGCAGAAGATCCTGAGTTCGAGACGTTCTATACCAAGAACATTCTTCTCAATGAAGGTCTTCGTAACTGGATGGCAACTGTTGACCAACCTCATGAAAACTTCATCTTCCCAGAAGAAGTTCTACCAAGAGGTAACGCTCTTTAAAATAAATAGAGGGTGTAACAACCCTCTTTTTTAATGGCAACGACTACGTTTTACTATCCAGAGGGACCACTGGGTCCAATATGTGATATTGTTGTTCCTGATGAAGTAGCAGTAGATCTTGGTATTGATGATGGTGATGGCAGAGTTCCTACATATGGTCCTATTGACTTAGAGGATCTTGATAGAATCACTGATGGTACTGCTAGGTACATTACAACTAGGAGATGTAAACAGAGAACATTGTCTGATGGTTCTGTAGAATATTATGATTGTGTAGATGATCTGAATGCACCAATCGGTCCTCCTCCTGATTATCCATTAATCGAACCTCAGTATAACTGGCCAATATTCTCTACCTCTCCATGGGGATTGGATGACACGTTTGAAGGACTTTCGATTACACCAGAAAGTTGTAATCCTCATGACCCAGATATTAATATTTTCCCAGTAAAGTTTTATAATGCAAATGGAACTTTTGTGCAAAAGTACCAACGAGAAAGATCAAACCCTGTTACCTTTCCTGTTGATTCTATTGTGGGATATGAGGTTGTAGGTGCTGCCTTGAACGCAACATTTATCGATAATGGCGGAGGTATATCTGCAAGTTTTCTTTCTGATGGCACAGGTATTCAGGTGAATGGAACTGGAACGGGCGTCATTACACTTGAACTTGAATGGGATGACAACCCTAATACCTCTGGTCAAGCCATTGGAACAATGGTTATTGAAGGTCAAACTTTCACTCAGGGCAACAACTCAGAAGGAGAACAGACTCGATCATTCTCTGTTACTGGTGGCAATACTTATACATGGACTTTCACTGGACAAAGCCCAGATGCTGGTTACCAAATCAGTGGTGATGGTCAGACGATTGAATGGGATGATGATGCAACTAATGGATTTGATAATAATGCAACGCTTCGTATCACCAGTCTTACTGGAACTGGTAGTGATGTAGCACTCAGGGTAACTGGAATCGGTGATGGACAAATAGGATTAGAACTTGAGTGGGATGATAATCCAAACACTAATGGATCTGCTTTAGGTACAGTAACTGTTAATGGTCAAACATTGACTCAACGTGGAGAGAAAGGAAAGGAAAGTGTATATATTAATGTCACTGCGGATACAGATTATACACTGACCATCGATGGTGGTTCTGGTGCAGGTGGACCTGGAGATGGTGCTAGTGGTTTAGGTGGTTATGTGGTAAGCGATTTCAGTATTTGTTTTTATGATCTAGATGGTACTGATTGTAATGCAACACTTAGAATCACTAGCAGTACAAACGACACGGCGATCGTAAATAGTAGTGCATGGAGTGATGATGGAAATACATATGCTGTTTGGGTAAACCCAGCGATATGTACTTTGCCTTGTTTGCAACAGGAAGTTACATACTTTATCGACATCCCAGCAGCAGGTGCTTATACTTTTACTGGTGGAGCAGACGATTTCTTTAAAGTTTTTTTGAATAATAATACAACTCCTATCATCGATGGTGGTGCTGGTATCTTCAATGAAGAGCATGAGAGATTTCACACTGGTTCGTACACTCCACCATATAGTACAACTCAAACACTGCAAGCAGGGACTCTAAAGATGGTTGTGCAGTGTACTAACTCTGCTGCTGGATTTGGTAGTTGTGATGGTGCTGGAAATACATACTCCACTACACCTCTTTACAGATACGTTAATAGCACTACTGGAGATCATTTCACTGGAACAGAATCGACACCTCCTGCTGGATATGTTAGTGAAGGTATACTGTGTCATCTTTTTACATATCCCTTCCCAGGATCATTTAAAGTAGTTGATCATGAACCTGGAAAACCTCAAAGTACGTATAGTTTATATGGATTTCCTCCATTTAAAAATCCACCACATGAGATTGAAGGTCAAACAGTATTGACATCATTGATCTATGCAAAAACCAATGGTAATGATACTATGTGGACAACAGATGCTACTGAAGGTAACTCTGACAGTCCTGCATATGCTTTAGATACTACAAATAATGCAAATGGATTTGCATTTTATGGGACACCATCTCCTACAACGATTGTTGTTAATGAAGGAGTAGAACCATTTGGTGATGCTTTCGTTTGGAATATGAATCCTGGTGGTTGGTATATAAAAATCTGTAGAGGTTCATCTTGTGTGCCTGCATCTACAGTTCCTTGGGTGCGATCAGGACCTCACTCTGCATGGAGTGATTTTATGAATACTTACGCAGTTTATCCATCCAATAGTGATCCTTTAGAAGGTGTTACACACACTGCGACTTTTAGTGTTGAGGTTCCTGTCGCTGGAGATCATGTATTTGAATATGCAGCAGATAATCAAGGAGTCTTTACTTTAGATGGGACTCAGATTGCTACTAGTTCAAACTTTACTGGTTCAGATACAACAACAATAACAAACTTATCTGCTGGAACACATACAATCGGTGTGTCGATTACTAATGTTCCACAGAATCAGGATCCTGATTGGACTAGAAACCCTGCAGGTATTGCATGGACTCTTACTCCTACTGGAGGAAACTCATCTATTGACTGGGTAATCACTGGACAAAGTTCTGATGCGGGATATCGAATCCGAAATAATGGGCAGAGAATCCAATGGGATGATGATGCCTCTGGTGATTTTGATGTAAATGCTACAATGGATATTGGAACTATCACACAATCGATTGGTTCCAACATAAGTGTTTCATTCAGTTCTGATGGAACTGGACTTGATGTATCTGGTTTTGGTTCAGCTGATGTTAGACTGGATTTTGAATGGGATGACAACCCTAATACCTCAGGACTCGCTGTTGGTACACTGGTCATTGCTAATGAAACTTTTACACAGACTAGTGCTACTGTTGAAACTTTTACGATTGAAATAGCAGATCAGGGATCAAAAGGTAGAGGTGATAATGCTGAAGTTATAGAGGTTACAGATAAAAAAATCAAGTTTACAGATGCAGATTTTCAAGGGGATACTGATGCAGAGTTTGAGATCATATCGACATCACCTGGAGTAACTGCTAACTTTACTGGAAGTAATGACAACGACCTTCGATTAATTGTCACTGGTCAGGGTGATGTTACTTTAGAACTTTCATGGGACGATGATCCAGGCTCAAATGGAAAAGCAGTCGGTGAACTTTATGTTGCTGGTAAAACATTCGACCAGTCGGGTGAAGAAGGTGATGAAACGAAAACTATTAGTGTATCTGGAACTGAATCAAGTAGTCAGAGTAGAACCATCACGGTCAATGGTGATGCTATAATAGCGTCGTCACTAGATCTAAATACACCTGGTGGCGGAAACCTACTGTGGCATACTAGAATGGATGCAGGATACGAATGGATTGAGGTCTAATGGAACTACCAAAAATTAAAAACGAAGATTTACCACAAGAACTAAGAGAGATTCTTGGTGATGCTGATGCAGAGTTTGAATCTATTGTTGATCCTATGGATATTCTTGATATTCAGTTTGATCCAGATTCTTACTATGAAGAACGTAGCAAAACAGCACAGATGCTGATAGAATCCAGAAAGAAAGCACAGGAGTATGCTACGAAAGCAAGAAAAGAGAAAAAACCGAACGTTTAAAAAAGTATAAATACTCGGTAACGTTACACACTGTAACACTTGACGGGTCTCTGTCAATGTGTTATACTTATCCCAACGCAGACAAGTCGAGTCTGCTTCAATCTGCGGGTAACCATTCCGCAAGTAACTAAAGGTAAACAACAATGATCAAAACTGCTTTCGCTGCTGCCGCTGCAGCTGTCGCTTTCGCTGCTCCTGGTGCTGCCCTGGCAGGTCCCTACGTTAACGTAGAGGCAAACTCAGGTTTCACTGGCTCGGATTACACTGGCACGACTACAGACGCTCATGTGGGCTGGTCTGGTGAGTCTGGTGCTGTGTCCTACGGTGCTCAAATCGGTCCCTCCTTCGTCGTAACTGACGGTGGTGAGTCTGACACCGTTCTGTCTGGTAAGGTCTATGGTAGCGTTGCTGCTACTGAGAACCTGTCTGTCTACGGCGAACTCTCCTTCGCTGGTGGCATCGATGATGCTGACAACGGTTATGGCACCAAGATCGGTGCAACCTGGACGTTCTGATATATAGTATGAGACCTTTCGTGCGGTCTCTACAAAAGTCGGAACACCCAATGGGACTCTACGGAGTCCCTTTTTTTATCGGAGGATATTATGAACTTTGCTGTATACACTCGTAATGGTTGTCCATACTGTACAAAGATTAAACAAGTTCTTAGTGCTAAAGGACATTCTTTCAATGAGTATCGTTTAGATACCCATTTCAAAAGAGAAGATTTTTATAAACAGTTTGGTCCTGGTAGCACTTTTCCTCAAGTTCTGCTAGACTCAAAACGTCTTGGAGGTTGCACCGAAACTGTGAAATATCTTCGCGAGAACAACCTGATTTAACGACTAAATATTATCAGTTCAAGACATAGGAGGGTTGGTTTCCAAGTTCACGGTAAACATTTAAAAGGGGGAAACCATGTTAGTTGCACTAGTTGTATTAGTTGTACTCGGAGCATTTTTCCTGGGAATCACGCTTTCCTGGTTAGCCAAGGGGTACGTAGAAGACTTCATCGAGAATGCGGCATACGCTAAATCAGTATCACATCCTGAAATGTTCGATGAAGACGGTAACATGTTACATGACGAACTTATCTACATCAGACCAGACACACAATATTGGACTGAGTTTGAAGATGAGGAGGATGACGATTAATTATTAAGGAGTAAATCATGCCACGCAATATGGAAAACAGTAACCCTAGGTTACTGATTAGTGAGATTTTGAGAAAGGTCTCCAATGCAAAAACAAAAGCAGAGAAGATCTCATTGCTTCAAAAACATAACAGCACTGCACTTCGTCAACTGTTGATTATCAACTTTGATGAGAGTATTGTTTCTATGCTTCCTGAAGGAGATGTTCCTTATACCCCTAATGATGCACCTGTAGGAACTGATCACACTCGTCTTGAGTCTGAGTACAAAGGACTGTACCGTTTCTTCAAGGGTGGTCAGGATAAACTGCCTTCACTGAAGCGTGAGTCTATGTTTGTTCAACTTCTGGAAGGACTGTCTGCAGAAGAAGCAGAACTTCTGGTCCTTGCAAAGGATGGGCGTATCAATGATAAGTACAAGCGAATCACTAAGGCAGTGATTAGTGAGGCGTTCCCTAGCATTGAGTGGGGAGGTCGTTCCTGATGGGGAAGGGTATTAAAATGATCCATAAGGATTGTGACCCTTCTCTATGTGAGGATCGCTCATTGCCTTATACTGCGTACATGGTAGAGTATCTACAAGATGGTATGACGAAGTTTGATATTTGTTCTGCTAGTAAACAAGTAGATATCTTTGATCATTATTGGGATCACTATCGTAATGACTTTGTAAACATGAGACAAACTGAAGGGAGGGCGAATCCAAAACTATGGACCGATCCAAACGCGAAGAAAAAGAAAAAGTGACCATCTACTTTGATAAACGTGCCTTTGAAGAGAAAGAAAAAGAAGAGCAGGAAGAGTTAGAAGAACAAGAGAAGAAAGAGGCAGCAATCAAAGCAGCAGCAACTTTCTTTGCTTTCTTTGTAAAACCTGCTATTATTATGCTATTATGGAACTGGTTGCTGCCAGGTATCTTTGGTCTTGCTACTATCGGATACTTCAAAGCACTTGGTTTGTATTTACTCGCTAGACTTTTTATTGATAAAGAATGACTAAAGTATGTTTGGTCTCTGTCACTCCTGATGCAGAGAAGACAATCGGTTACATTGCTCGCGTAAGCAATCCTGCAAATCAGGAGAATCCTAAGGTTGCAGGACTGTTGAAGTATTGTATTAAGCATGGACATTGGTCTGTGTTTGAACAAGCAACAATGACTTTGGAGATCTCTACTACCAGAGGTCTAGCAGCTCAAATCCTACGTCACCGTTCGTTCTGCTTCCAAGAATTTTCACAACGCTATGCTGATTCTTCCCTACTCGGTGAGACGATCGCACTCCCCGAACTCCGTCTTCAAGACCACAAGAATCGGCAGAACTCTATCGATGCTATTGACCCTTGGAAGAAACAGAAGTATGAAATCCTGATGCAGCAATACTTCAAGCAGGGTATGGAACTCTACCAGCAAATGCTTGAAGATGATATTGCAAAGGAGTGTGCTCGTTTTGTGCTTCCTCTCGCCGTAGGGACAAAACTCTACATGACAGGAAATCTTCGTTCATGGATCCATTACATCAATCTGCGTACCGCCAACGGCACCCAGAAGGAGCATATGGACATTGCTGAACTCTGCAAGCAGCATTTCATCTGTCAGTTCCCAGTCGTCTCTGAGGCACTTGGATGGTGCCCTGAGGGTGACTGCGGTTGTTCCCAGCATCTTGACGAGTGTGACTGTCTACAACCGTCATTGAGGATTGATTGATGTACGAGGAACTAAACTGCTTTGAAGAGGCACTCAAGCACTTCGGAACTCGTGTTGAAGTCATCACTGCTATGGAAATGTCCAGACGTATTAGTGCAGAGGATGCATATCAGATGATCAAAGACGAACTCAAAGAAGTAAAGAAGTGCCGTAAAAAGTTCAACAAAGAAGAGGAGTGCTAAGATGCCTACTTACCCTGTAATAAATAAGACCACTGGGGAGACAAAAGATCTCCGCATGACCGTTGCCGAATATGAGCAATGGAAAAAGGATAATCCTGATTGGGACAAAGACTGGAGTCAAGGTATCGCAGGTACAACCTACGGCACTCCTAAGCAGTCTGATGGCTTCAAAGAAGTGATGTCCAAAGTGCAGAAAGCACACCCCCGAGCAAACTTGAGTCGTTTTACTTGATATGCCAAGAGCACGTAAAAGGAATACAACCAGTAATCCTGTCCCTTCCAACATGACCGCTAAGCAAATCCGTAGAAAGAAACCGATTGATAAGTCCTACATGGTGCCTATCAATCCTCTGACTCCTAATCAGGAGACTGTGTTTCAACAGTATGCTGAAGGTCAGAACCTTCTTCTTCATGGTGCTGCTGGCACAGGCAAAACTTTTATCACCTTGTACCTTGCTTTGCAAGAGGTGCTTGACGAAAATACTCCTTACGATAAAATCTATATTGTAAGGTCTCTCGTTCCCACCAGGGAAATCGGTTTCCTTCCTGGCGACCATGAAGATAAGTCTGCTCTCTATCAGATTCCATACAAGAACATGGTGAAATACATGTTCAGTATGCCTGATGACAACTCATTTGATATGCTCTATGATAATCTTAGGGCACAGGAAACCATTAGTTTCTGGTCTACCAGTTTCATCCGTGGTGTCACTATGGATAACTGTATTGTCATTGTTGATGAGTTTAGTAACCTCAACTTCCATGAACTCGATTCGATGATTACTCGTATCGGTGAAGATTCTAAGATTATGTTGTGTGGTGATATCACTCAATCAGATCTTACGAAGGACAATGAAAAAACTGGTGTCGCTGATTTCATTCGTATTCTCCAAGCGATGCGTGAGTTTACTTGCGTTGAGTTTGGTATTGATGATATTGTTCGCTCTGGACTGGTCAAGTCTTATCTTCTTACTAAGTATAATCTAGGATTTTAATGTTTAACTTTATTGATGTTGACCTTCGCGAACATGTGGAGGTTGAACCTGTGACTAAAGATGGAACTAGATTCTATCCTATTCCTGGAGCGGATAAATATTATCCAAGTGTAACTTCTATCACATCGTTTAAGAACGCTCAGTTCTTCCAAAAGTGGAGAGCTCGTATTGGTGAAACAGAAGCGAATCGCATTACTGCTAGAGCAACACAACGGGGAACTGCATTCCATGCAATCTCTGAAGACTATTTCAAAGGTGAACTGAACTTAGACAAATACTTGGAAAATAATCCATTGTCTGTTAGAATGTTTCAGTCTGCAAAGTCTACTCTGAATCGTATTAATAACATTCATTGTTTGGAGACTTTCTTATACTCTCACTATCTCGGTTTAGCTGGTCGCGTAGACTGCATTGCTGAGTTTGATGGCGAGTTAGCAGTGATCGATTTTAAAACTTCAACCAAAGAAAAGAAAGAAGAGAACATTGAGCACTACTTTGTGCAGGAAACTGCATACGCTGCAATGTTCCTTGAGCGTTCAGGACTAGAGGTAAAGAAAATTGTCACACTTATCGCCACTGAAGAGGGAACTATTCAAGTATTTCAGAAGTACAATCTTGATGACTATTTACAACTACTCAAATCCTACATTGAAGAATTTGTTAGGGGAAGAACCAATGCCTGAAAAACAGTTAGACGACAAGTTTCTAACGCCTACCAAGTTCTCTCAAGAGATTGAACGTCTGGTGAAGCGTAGCAACGGTCTCATTTCATACATCGAAGCAGTAGTAACTTACTGCCAAGAGAATGAGATTGAACTTGAAACTGTCCCTAAACTGATGTCTAAACCTCTAAAAGAACGCTTGCGTCATGAGGCAGAGCGTCTAAACTACATGAAGAAACGATCTAAAGGAGTATTGCCACTGTGACTGGATTTGAAGTGTACAAGATGTATCTCGCATTGCGAATGCACTTCACCAAAGAACATTATGACTATCAAAAATACAGGGGCAAAGTAAATGCCTCTGAAAAAGCATTTGAAGAAAGGCGTGATAGATATTTCTTCAAAAAACTAGCGACGAAGTATGATGGGAGTAAAATCCTTGATTACTTTGTCGCTAACTTTATGCAAGATCCTAAGGGGTATATTAAATCCTTTAGTGACAGTAACTATGAAAGGTGGAGAGTAAATAGAGAGTCTTTTTGTTATAAATTTAGACAGGATGTAGATCTCCTGCTCACATACTTTGAAGCACCCTATCAGGATAAGTTTGACAAAATCTTTGAAGTAAAGGAAGGAACACATCCACCTCTCCTAAAACATTATCTGTCAGGAGAGATAACATTAGAAACCCTTGTTGTATTTGAAACTTGTTTAGGATATATCGGACAGTTCGATAAGAAACTAGCAGATCCTATCTGGAAAGATGTCAGGAGAAGAGTATTAAAATACAAACCATTTTTAAATGTGGACTGCACAAAGTATAGGGGTGAAATCTTAACCGTTATAAGGACGAAGCTATGAGTGACTTTTTTAAATCAGAACAAGTACAAGATAACTTACAAGATATATTCAACACTTATCAAGAAGTTGCATCGATGACTTCTCAACTTGCAACTATGAACAAGCAAGAGAAGTTGGATCATATTGAAGATTGTAAGACATTGATCGACAAACAACGCACATTCTATGGTAGACTGTGCCTTGCTGCATCGGAGGATTCTGAAGCAGCAGACATGAAGACCAGGATCAATGCTCTGTCACAGGCATTTGGTTACATGGACCTCCTGGAGTGCATGGATGCAATGGTGGAGACACTTGAACTAGCGGCACAACGGGAAGTTGACGACGACTAAATAGTATGCTACGATGATCCAGTAGCAAACATACAAACTACACATTCAATACGGAGAATACAATCATGTCTTTTGCCTCTCTCAAAAAGGCGTCTGCCGCTGGAAACACCCTTTCCAAACTGACGCGAGAGATCGAGAAACTGAATCAGCCTGCTGCTGGTTCCTCTGCCGACGAGCGTTTCTGGAAACCTGAACTGGACAAGTCTGGTAACGGTTACGCAGTCATCCGATTCCTCCCTGCACCCGATGGCGAAGAGATGCCTTGGGCGAAGGTCTGGTCCCATGCTTTCAAGGGT